CCCCAGGCTCATAGGTACCGACACGGTGTTGTTAACGGTACAGATAGACAGTGAAACAATGGACACCCGCCGAAACAGGCGCTATTGTCACTCTTACATGAAAGGCTAAAGTCTCGAGACGACGCCGTCTACGGTTTGTACCCGCAGATTTAGACATCGTCCGTCATCGATGCAAGCTTCCTTTTCAAGTACTGTCTTCTCCTGTGTTGTAGTGGAGTTTGGAATTGGTAATCACAACGGAACAACATGGACTTCAACTTGTATCTCGGCTCTAGATAACCCTTAAGCCTCAACAATCCACCCACATTGTAAACAAAATCACGGCCGACCCAGTACGTGACCGAAGTCACGCAGGCTAGTACGTCCTTAATTTTCTTAGCAGTCAAGGTAAGTCTCGGCTGAGCCACGTTCGCCATTTCTGGCGGCATAGCTAGCTTAAACGCGTAAGATATCTGTCCCAGTAACGAAGCTTGCAAATCGCTACTTAAGGACCCTTCTCCTACTCCCTTTTCCTCTGTTGCGGGGAACTCAGATAACAACCGCTCGACTATCTCCCGCGCCATGTCGACGGCGGCACTAGGCACCCCATATGCCCATGCACTGCAAAACCTGAGAACCCAATTTAATGAAACTTTATCCTCCTGCGAGAGTATACCACGCATCACCCTCAGCGAGTACTGTGTGGGGTTCCCAGGGAAACCACCACCACCAGCCCACCTAGGTGCATACGGGTCTATCCCGCACCTCCTGAGTTTGCTAAGCTCAGAACGGTACGTGAAGTCCAGGATGGAGACAAGGTGTTCCCTCTCACAAGGGTCAACCCTGTTCACTGCCGCATTAACAGCAGGTCCGTCACTCCACAGTGGACGGCAATCCTCCCTCCTTTCAACAGCGCAAAGTACCCTACACGAGATTGAGGGATACACACGCATCCTCCCAACTGTAATAAGTTCCTCTGCGAAGACACCCCTCCCGTGGTAGGAGAAGAAATCTTTCATGTCGGATAAGACCAGGCCTACCGACTTCACGCATTTGGTAAAGTTGTAGTTGGAACTAAAGCTGTGAGAACCGATATAGTCGTCGCCGTTAATACCGTAAAACCCATCCGTACCCGACTGCGCATGGCAGAAGTCTAGGACAAGATTCAAGATAGGCCACGTCAGGGGGTTACCCATTAACGCTGCCCGGCTCGTATACCAGCTCTCGCCCGTGTTCTCCCTCACTAAACACGGACCGACAGCCCTCATTGACAATTTGCGTAACCAATCAGGAGCCCCCACCCCATTCATTATACCAGAAATAACAGCGTAGTTTACCTCGTGGGGGAGGTAATCTGACGCAGCCTTCAGGTCTAATGAACGGACGCAGTTGTGCCTCGCACCAGTGCTCCAGTCAATTCCGTCGGCCGGGTGTCCCGTGGTGGAACCCTTTATGGCCGGGTGTTTCCGTAAGATGCCCATTAACATCTTG